ATCTTCGAAAAATCATTAATAAAAAGTTAGTAAACTAGAGCAGAAACAAGCTGATCCAATAATGGCACTGAAGAAATATAGCATACCATCTGCTAATGATCTCGACAAAACTATAACAGGATCTAATGCAGTGCAAAGTGCAATTGCAAAAGCCGGTAGCTTAGGAAAAGCCTTTCCACCCGGTTTTGTCCCTGAAATAGGTGAAATTCAAGCAATCTCAGGAACAGAAGCAGCTTGGGAGCCTCCAGCATCAATGGCCAAGACTGCCGGCGGAGCAATATTAAAGAGTGCTAGGAAAATATTAACATGAGTACAGGACAGAGATATCTTTATGGAATTGATCCGGATCTAGATGTAAAGAAAAAACGTGAAATTGTAGACCCGGGTCCGTACGAAGGTATAATTAAAAACAACAGTGACACGATACGAAGTGGAAGAGTTGAAGTATATATTCCAGCATTTGGCGGCCCTGAAAACTCAGTAAACAGTTGGATGCCGGTACAATGGGCAACGCCCTATTACGGAAAAACTGATAAAAGTTTAACAAGCAAGAACCAAGATGACGGAACGTACTCTTACGGAATGTGGATGAGCCCTCCTGATCCTGGTGTAAGAGTTGTTGTAACTTTCCTTGAAGGTCTCAAAGATAAAGGTGTAGTAATTGGATGTATCATTGATGATATGACAAATCATATGACACCAGGACTGGCTAGTAGTAAACACTGGCTTGAAAGTGCAGAGGTATCAGATATATTGCCAGCGGCAGTATCAGGAAAAGATATTCTTCCTGTTATAGAGCGTAATATTAAATTTAAAGATCCAAACAGAAGTACAGTGGGTATAATAAAAAGACCTGTAAATATTCCTCTATTAAAAATATTTAAACAACAGGGACTGCTCGGTGATTCAGTAAGAGGACAAAGTTTTAGCAGTAGTCAACGTGAAAACAATAGTGCAGTATACGGAATTAGTACGCCGGGTAGAAGTGTTGATACTGATCCAGCTACTAATGCACCATTAAAATCTCGTATGAAAAGTGGTAACGCTACTGCTGATGATTTACTAGTTAAGAAACGCTTGCCGGGACATATGTTTGTTATGGATGACGGTGATGTTGAGGGTGATAATAATTTAATTAGAATGCGTACAAGTACAGGGCATCAATTGTTGATGGACGATAAAGCAGGTATTATATACGTTGCAAGTGCAAGTGGTAACGCCTGGATTGAAATGGATAACACTGGTAACACAAATGCTTACAGTAAAGGAAACTTTAGTATACATTGCGAAGGAAGTTTTAACGTACATGCAGGCGGAAATATTAATATGGAAGCCAATAAAAATGTAAACGTTACCGCAAGAGAAGCAGCAATTAAAATGCAAGCAGCTGATGGAACAATAGACCTATATAGTGAAAAAGGTACATATGTGCAAAGCGAAGGACCCTTACACGTTAGAACTGCTGAAGATCAAAAGTTTACTGCAATTGACAGTGACATACACCACAACGGTCCAGAAGCTACAGTTGCATCAACTCCGCAGCCTAATGATCTATTAACTGCTAATAACAACAGAGATGTACTAAGCAGTATTGCAAATGTTGTACCAGAACACGAACCTTGGAGTAGAGGAGGAGAATAACAATGCCTATATCATTTGGTGGAAAATCATTCAACATAGATTTAGATGGCGACGTCGCAACTAACTTAACAAAATTAACTGCAAGTGCAAATAAAACACTTAAACTAGGTGGTGACTCCTGTAACATAATGGGCACCATTGGTGCTATTACACCTGACATTAAAACTGCAATTGTAGCCGCAGAAACAGAAGTAAAAACAGCAGAGATGCTTACTAAGACACAAGACGCAGCAGGACAGTTAACAGAAGCAATTAGCACTATCAAAGAATCAGCCGGTACTGCGGCTAGCAAAATAGAAGTAGTAAACGGGCTAAAGACTAAATTAGCTGCTGCTGGTAAAACTGAGATGGAAGCAAAACTTAATCAAGCGTTTATAGATTATATGAGTGCAGTCGAAGGTAAAGCAACTAAAGTAAACGCATCTGCTGGAACTGGAATACAAATTCCCGTACCTGTAATGGACGCAGACGGACATCCTACATATGATGATTTTGGCGATCCTATAACAGAACTAAAGTCACCAGGTGATGCTATTGCAGATGCTATGACAAAAGCAGAAGAAAAACTCGGTGTAGCAATGGAAAAACTAGGCGACATGGTTAGTGTTTCCGGTGGACTAAGTTGTAAAGGAATACAAGAAGCAATGCTTAACAGTAAGTTTGAAGCAAGTGGTACTGTAGGCGAAGCAACTAAAGAAGTTAAAAGTAAAGTACCAAGACACACTAGACGTATACAAGATAACGGTACACTGGTTAATTTTAATATTGATCGTAAAAAGCCTTTTAGAGATGTTACTGAAACAATACAGGCAAGAAACCTCTCTGCAGGAGACAACGAAGATCCGTTTACAGAAAAGACAACATTAATTAGAGTATACGGAACTGATGCACAGTTAAACAAACGTTACGGTGCAAAGGTTGAAGTATTACCGGAAGAAGAAGTAGACACAGAGGTTGCATAATGGCATTAAAAAATTATATGATAAAACCAAGTCTTAAAGTTGTTAACTTTAATATTGATTACAAGTTACCAAAAAAAGAAGTTGAGTACAATAAGACACAGGTAATGATGTACGGGCAAACTAAAGACATTGACAAAAGATTTCCAAACGGAAAAGAAAAAGTAGTCGAGCCTGTTGAAGGAAAAGCAGATCCAAGTGCAGACATTCCTATATTTGGTGGTGCACTTATTCCTATCAGTCTTAGTGCTGCACTCGGTAAAGCAACTACGAACATGAAAGCAGTAGCCGGGGTTGCACTTAGTAGTGTAAACGGTATGGCCGCCGGACTGCAAAATTTATCAAGCGGAAGTGTAACAGAGATGATAGCACTAGCAAAACTGGATGCAGTAATATTAGAAGCAAAAGCAGAACTTGGCGAGATGTCAGTAGGAAATAAAAACAAGTTAAATATGGGTCTGGATAACGATATTCTTAAAGCAAGTGCAATTAAAACTCCGGGTGCGTTAGGTGATGCACTTAGTATGGGAGATCCTAGTGGAGTGGCTGGTAAATTTGCTGGTATAGATGGCGGTGGTATTGCAGAAATGGCAAAAGGTTCAGTATCTAGTTTAGCACTTCCTTCAGTTTCAAAAGCAGTAGACTCAACCGGCGTCTTAAGAAACTTCAATATTGATAAAACTTCAAGTTTTAGAGACATAGTAGAAAATGTCGATGTTAGGATTGAATCGTATAGTGGGCAACTCCAAGCCACAGCAGAATCATTTGGAAAAATAGCAAGAAAAACAAGAGTGTACGGATCTGAATCAGACTTAGTTACTAAATTTGGTAACACCGAAGTAAACGGTACTGAAGTACGCCGGTTTTTTCCAACTGGTGCTAATAGTGATTTGAAGGCAACTAACATATTAAGCATTGCAAAAAAGACTTGGGATCCTATTAAAAAATGGCTTGGATAATATAAATGGGAAAACCAGTAGCAAGATTAGGTGATAAAACACACGGCACATGCTATCATCCAATACATGTTCCTCCATTAGTAACAGGTGGAACAATCATTACAGGTAGCCCAGACGATTTAACAAACAACAAACTTACTGCACGATTGGGTGATCTTGTGCTAACTGATTGCGGACATCATGGGCAAATTGTTACTGCCAGTCCAACAGTTCTTGCTAATAGTATACCAGTTGCAAGGTTAGGTGACAAGGTAGCAAATAAAGCACCTTATATAGCAACAATTATTACTGCAAGTCCGGATAGGCTAGCAGACGACTAAAAAACATAGGTAAATATTAATATGGCAACTTACTACGGTTACACAAGCATAGGACGAGATTTTGTAGACACAGCGGCAACGGATGGTGTTTTAATTCGTTCTGATCTAATTAATCATCTTAACACCAGACAGGGAGAGCGTTTAATGAATCCTGATTTTGGTTGTCTTGTTTGGGATTATATATTTGATCCATTTACAGATGATGTACGTTTTGCAGTAGTTGAAAATTTACAAGAAATTGTAGCAGCAGATCCTAGAATAGTTTTGCAATCTCTCGAGGTTACAGAATGGGAACACGGACTTCAGGTAGAGTTAAATGTTATGTATGTTACTAATAACCAAGTCGAAGCCATGATAGTTACATTCGATGGACAAAGTGGTAAAGCTACGGTTTAGAATATATACCCACTTTATAAAACGCATAAATACTACAATATAAGGGACTGGGTATATTAAATGAGTATTAGTGAACGCCAAAATAGTTTATTTGTTTCAGAAGACTGGACAAAGATTTATCAAACATTCAAAGACGCTGACTTTAAGAGTTATGACTTTGAAACGCTTCGTACCACGATGGTACAATATCTTCGTAACAATTATCCAGAAGACTTCAATGATTACATTGAAAGTAGTGAATTTATTGCACTCATGGATCTTATTGCATACTTTGGGCAAAGCCTTGCATTTAGACAAGATCTTAACGCAAGAGAAAACTTTTTAGAAACAGCACAAAGACGTGATAGCGTATTACGTTTAGCAAAGTTATTAAGCTATCATCCAAAGCGTAATCAACCAGGCAGAGGCATGGTAAAGATTACAAGTATACAAACTTCAGAAAATGTATATGATAGCACCGGACGTAATTTAGCAGACAGTTATATTGTATGGAACGATAGCACTAATCCAGACTACTTAGAACATTACGCAGTGATAATGAATGCCGCAATGTCAAATGCTCAGAGCTTTGGTAACCCAAGTGCAAAGGCAACACTAAGCGGAATTAAGACAGAAATTTATGAAATTAATCTAATACCAGAAACAATTCCAGTTGTACCATTTATTGCAGACGTAGCCGGAGAAACTATGACGTTTGAAGTGGTCAACGGAACGTTTACTGGTCAAGAATATATTTACGAAGCACCTCCTAAGCCAGGCAATACATTTAATACTTTTTATCGCCAAGATGGTAAAGGTGCAGGATCTAGCAATACTGGCTTCTTCTTTTACTTTAAACAAGGAACACTTGAAACAGTTGACTTCCAATTAGATAATGCACTATCTAATCGTATCGTTAGCATCGACGTTAACGGAATTAACAATGAAGATGTATGGTTATTCAACCTTGACAATGACGCAACTGCTGGCACAGAATGGACTAAGGTTCCGGCGATTACAGGTAACAATGTTATCTATAATAGTTTAAGTGAAAGTGTTCGTTCATTATTTGCAGTTAACAGCAGATCAGATGATCAGATTGATTTAGTATTTGGTGATGGTGTATTTTCAGATATTCCAAGTGGTAACTTCCGTAGTTACTATCGTACCAGCAACGGACGAGCATATCGTATTAAACCAAATGATATTAATGGATTAAAATTAAACATTAGTTATGTTAGCAAAACAGGAACTATTGAAGAATTAACTGTGGGTCTAAGTTTACAATACACAATAGATAATGCAAGTGATAGAGATACACTTGAGGACATTAAACTTAAAGCACCACAACAGTACTACACACAGAACAGAATGGTTAATGGTGAAGATTATAATATCTTTCCGTTAACTACTTTTAACAATGTTATTAAAAGCAAAGCAATTAATAGAACAAGCAGTGGAATTAGTAGATACCTTGATGTAAAAGACGTAACTGGAAAGTATTCTAGTACAAACATTTATGCACAAGATGGTGCATTATACAGAAATGAATTTGTAAACAATGTAACATTTGCCTGGACTACAGATAATGATATTTTTAATGTACTTAAGAACACAGTGGAACCTTTGCTCAGAAGCAACGAAATGGAACATTTTTATTTTGCAAACTATGATCGCAAAGCATTAACTGCAAGTAACGTTAACTGGAACCGTGTAAGTTTTGGGTCTAATTATAGCACTGGATATTTTACTAATGATACCGGTGAGGTATTAGAAATTAGCACTACTTCCGGTAACAACAGAAGCTATGTTAAAGTCGGAGGCATGTTAAAATTTAGTGCACCAACTGGTTACCACTTTATGAAGAATGGTACATTAATGGCAGGTGCTGCTAATCATCCAAATAGTATGACAACTGTTTACTCGGGTGTTGTTAGTATTAACAACAACGGATCTGGAGTAGCAGACGGTAAGGTAACTGCACAAACAGGTGCAATCAGATTAAATGAAAACATACCATCACAAGCAATAGCAATGTCAGTATTACCTGGATTTAAATCAGATTTACCTGGAGTGTTTGAGAGTACATTGTTTACTAATATTAAACAATATAAAAACTTTTCAATTGGTTTTGACTATTTGGCTAACACATGGTATGTGATTGAAAATAGAAATGTTGCCGTGTCAAATAAATTTAGCAGAGACTTTGCTAAAGATACTAGTAACACAAGTAAAGATGCTAGTTGGTTAATTAAGTTTACAACAGACGGAAGCACTTACACAATTACATACAGAGGCTTAGAATACTTCTTTACAAGTCAACAAGAAACACGTTTCTATCACGACAAGACAAGTAAAGTTTATGATCCAGTGACCGGGCTTACAAAGAAAGATACTATTAAAGTATTAGGTGTTAATGCAGATCCAGTTAGTGGTTCACCGTTAACAAGAGACCTTGATTGGAATGTATACGGTGTTGTAACTGAATCTGATGGTTACAACGATAACACAAAAGTATTAATAACATTCGCTGACCAAGATGACGATGGTATTATAGATAACCCAGATGTATTTGATATGATAGTTGGCATTGATAGCGAAACTGCAACCGCAGCTAATAGAAAATTTATATTCTTAAAAAGACAAATAGACTATGATAACTTTGATAAGTATGTTGCATTGCCAGCAGACTCGGTTAATCACACATACGAAACAAGAGCAGAAATAGATGCTATATTAACTGACTTATCAAATAATCAAGTTTTATATGCAGTTACAGATAAAACTTTTTATGTTGTAGACAATTCATCAGGAACAAAGAAAACAGTCGAGAGTCTCGACTATAAAGTTTATGTAGGGCGTGACGATATTAAGTTTCATTATGCACATCATGCACCAAACAATAGAAGAATCGATCCAAGTCCGGGTAACATCATTGACATATATATGTTAACACAGAACTACAGTAATTCGTATGTTGAGTATGTACAAGATACAACTAGTACTGTTGTAAAACCAATAGAGCCAACAGTGAATAGTCTTAGATCACAATTTAATAGTCTTGAAGGTTATAAGTCATTAAGTGATGCACTTGTAATGCATAGTGCAACATTTAAGCCATTATTTGGGTTAAAAGCAGATACTAACCTTCGTGCAAGTTTCAAAGTAGTTAAAAATCCAGGTTATAATATTTCTGACAGTGAAATTAAATCTAAATTAATAGTAGCTCTTAACACTTACTTTGCAGTGGAAAATTGGGACTTCGGAGAAACGTTTTACTTTAGTGAGCTAAGTGCTTACTTACATACTTCGTTAACACCTTTCTTAAATAGTGTTGTAATTGTTCCTACAAGTGGAACACAGGCATTTGGTAGTTTATATCAAATCAGTTGTGAACATGATGAGATATTTGTTAATGCAGCAACTGTTAATGATGTTGAGGTAATTAGTGCAATTACTGCAACTAATATTAAAGCAACTGGTGAAGTATACACAGGTTCAGCAACAACAAGTTCAACATCATCTATTACAACAACATCCAGTGGAGGTAGTTCTTACTAATGGCTAAACGTAAATCCAGTTCGTTCTTACCTAAGTTTTTACAGACTACGAAGAACGAAAAATTTCTCCATGCTACCTTAGATCAGTTACTTAACAGTAGCAATTTAGAACGCATCGACGGCTTTATCGGTAAAAGACGTGGACCTAGTTATGACTTAACTGATCCGTATATCAGTACCGTTGGTGTTAATAGACACAATTATCAACTTGAGCCTAGTATGGTTTACAAGAAAGATGGTGAGATTGATTTTGTTGTAACATATGACGATTTAATTACCAACGTTACAACCAATGGTGGTATCTCTGCAAGACATGATAGACTATTTGAACAAGAATACTACAATTGGGGTGGCTTTAGTGATTACGATAAATTAATAAACTTTGGAGAATATTATTGGTTACCTACCGGTCCTGGAACCGTTGCAGTTAGTGCCAATGACATTCCGGTCACTGCCGACTTTACTGTTTCACACTCGGGTGTAGCAGATTATAAGTTAAGCCCAACATACGGAGACACAATAAATCCTACTATCTATTTGGTGCGTGGCGGAAGTTATAGTTTCACAGTTAACCAAACTAGTGCGTTTTGGATTCAAACAGAACCAGGCGAGACTGGAAAAAGTTTAATTAGTTTTAATCGTAGTACACGCGACGTATCAGGTGTAACTAATAACGGACAAAGTACTGGAACAGTTACATTTAATGTCCCAAAAGCATCGGATCAAACCTTTTATACAAAGACATTAGTTAACATTGCAAGCGTTGATCTAGCAAGTGATTTAACACACAAACAAATTAACGGAAAAACTGTAGATGAAGTAAAAGCACTCGGAGGCATTGACGGCCAATTTTTTATAGAAAATAAAACTATTATCTTTACACATTCAACTGAAGTTGATAACAATTGGAGTGCAACGACTGTACTACCATATGCAGATAGGTTTAGTATATTTAGAGTACAAGTTGGAGGCAGTGGCAAGGTTACGTTGTTACCAATACAGGCAATTGATACAAACAAAAAAGTACAAATACAAGAAGGTCAACTTCATAGTACAAAAGAATATTACAGAAATCCTAGTGTAGATACATTAGTAGTAGTGCCAGCAATTACGGCACCGATTAGTACATTATTTTATCAAGACAGTGTAGATGCAACACGTTACGGAACTATAAAACTTGTTGATCCTTCATATAGAAACTTAAATATTGATATAGAGATTGTTGGCAAAAAACAATATACAAGTCCAAACGGAGTTGAGTTTACAAACGGGTTACATGTTTCTTTTGATACAACTGTGTTACCAGCCACCTACCAAAACAAAACGTATATTGTTGATGGAATTGGCGAAGGTATCTTTTTAATTGATAAAGATACTCATGTAAGTTACGAGTTAGCAAGCACTGAGACAAGAGATTACATTACTGTAAGACGTGGTAGTGCTGATAAGAATGCATGGAGTAGAAGTAACCATTGGTATCACAAAGAAGTAGTCAATACTATTAATACACATAATAAAACTATACCAGTTTTAGATCAAAAAGCTAGAGCAAACAGACCCATTATC